TTCTTCAACGGCAAGATCTTCAAGATCTCGACGCCGATGGTTTCGCCGGGCTGCAAGATCACGTCGAACTATCAGGAAGGGACGCAGGAGACCTACCACGTCCCGTGTCCGCACTGCCACGAGCTGCAGGAGCTGCGCTGGGAGAACATGCGGGATCACATCGATCCCGAGCATCCCGAGCAGGCGCATTTCGTCTGCATCCATTGCGGCTGCGAGATCCACGAGCACCATCGCGAATGGATGGTTAAGCCGGAAAACGGCGCAAAGTGGGTTGCCAAATATCCGGACCGCGGCCGCCGCCATCGGTCCTTCCGCATCTGGATGGCCTATTCGCCGTTCGAACGCTGGGAGAACCTGGCGCGCGAGTGGCTGACGGTCCAGGCCGGCGGACCGGAGAACCGGGACAAGGGCTCGGGCGCCGAGCAGACGTTCTGGAATGACTGGCTCGGACTAGCCTTCGAGGCGGACAACAAGGCGATCGACTGGGAGGTGCTCCGCGATCGGGCCGAGGATTACGGTTTCCAGCGCGGCGTCATCCCGGCCGAGGCGCTGGCGCTGGTGCTCGGCATGGACGTGCAGGGCGACCGCGTCGAGTGGCTGCTGGTCGGCTACGGAAGGAACCGGTACCGGGCCGTCATCGATCACGGCGTTGTCGACCATCGCGCCGGCAGCCACCTGGCGGACGCGAAGGAACATTCCGGCCATATCTCGGAGCCGGAAGTCCGCGCCGCCCTCGATCGGCTGCTGCAGCGCGAATGGCTCGACGATGCCGGCCGCAAGCGAACCGTCGACCGCGTCGCGATCGACGGCAACGCCTACACCGACGATGTCTGGAACTGGGTTCGCAAGCATCCGAAGTCGCGCGTCATCATGGTGCGCGGCGGCAACACGGAAGCCGCGCCGCCGATCGTGCAGACGAAAGAGTATGACCGGAAGGGCAAGCCGAAGAAGCAGAAGTGGTCCTCCCGCTTCTTCACCTTCAACGCCTCGGCCTTCAAGATCCGGCTCTATCGGGACTACAAGAAAGACGATCCGGAGCAGGCGGGTTACATCCGTTTCGCCCGCGGCTTCGGAGACGATTTCTACCAGCAGGCAACCTCGGAAGCCCGGGTACCGGAGAAGACCCGGAGCGGTCACACCCGCTACGTCTGGAAGCTCGCCGAGGGCAAGCGCAACGAAATCATCGACATGCTCAATCAGAGCCTGGCCGGTGCCTATCGCTGGGGCGTGCCCTATTGGACCGATGAGGAATGGGACGCGATCGCCGATCGGCTCGGCCGGCTTGAAGCGCCGCAACAGGGCGACCTCGAGGATCATCTGAACCAGATCGCCGTCAAGACCGAACCTGCCGCAGGCGAGAGCGCCACGGCAGAACAGCAATCGCCGCTCGTCGCTGCCGCCCTCGCGCGCGCCGCCCGGGCAGCGCAGCGGAACCGCTAGGAAGATCCATATGGCACTGACCGAACAGGAACGCGCCGTGCTTCTGGCACGGCTCGACGAAGCACGTGAGGCCTTGCACCAGATGGAGATCGGCCGCGCAGAGGTTTCGCTCAGCTATAACGGCGAGAGCGTCACCTATGCCGCGGCCAACATCGGCGCGCTTCGTCAATATGTCCGCGACCTCGAGGCGAAACTCGGCCTTCGCCGCTTCGCCCGGGCGCGCAGCCGTGGAGTGATCTTCGGATGAGCGGCGAAGTCACGATCCTCGGCCCCGATGCGAAGCCGCTTTCGCCGGCAGTTCGTGCCGCTGCGCGCGTGCAGGTCGCGAAAAACCGGCTGATGGCGTCTTCGGCCTACCAGGGTGCATCCTACGATCACCCGTCCTTCGCCAAATGGCGGCCGGGCACCTGGTCCGGTCAGTCGGCGCTGACCTGGTCGCGCTCCGAGCTCGTCGACCGGCTAAACGACGTCGCCCGCAATGACGGCTGGGGCGCCGCCGGCACCTCGCGCCTCGTCGACAACATCATCGGCTCGGGCTGGACGCTTGCGGCGCGGCCGAACCATGTTTCGCTCAACATGACGTTTGAGCAGGCGGAGGAGATCGCCGACAAGATCGAGGCCCTGTGGCGCGATTACACGCAGGACGTCGACAAATGGTGCGACGCCGAGCGGACGAAGACCATGGCCGGCATCCTTGGCCTTGCCGCCCGTCAGCGGTTCGGTCCCGAGGGCGAGGCCTTCGGGGTCATCGTCTGGCAGGACAATGCACCATTGTTCCAGACGGCGATCCATGTCGTCGATCCGGCCCGGTGCTCCAATCCGAATGGCCGCATGGACGAAGAGTTCCTGCGCGACGGCGTCGCCATCGATGGTTACGGCGCACCGGTCGGCTATCACTTCCGCAAGTCGCATCCCGGCGAGTTCTTCGCCGGCAATACCGGCATGTGGCACTGGGAGTATGTCGAGCGGGAGACCGAATGGGGGCGCCCGATCGTCGTTCACGCCTACGAGCAGAAGCGCGCTGGCATGACGCGCGGCGTTTCCGACTGGGCGCCGGTCATGCGGTCGATCAAGCAGTCGACCGATTACGAGGACTATGAAAGCCAGGCGGCGATGCTGAACGCTGTCATGGCTGCCTTCATCGAAACGCCCTTCGATCCGGAAGAGATGCTCGAGGCGATGGGCGCGGATTACGGCAACGATGGCATTGCCAAGCTCTTCGGCGAAATGTCGGCCGCGCAGAAGGCCTATTACGGCGCCGCACCGATCGACTTGCCCGGCGTTCGCGTCAACACGCTGCAGCCCGGAGAAAAGGCGACGCTGACCAAACCGGAGCACCCGAACGCCAACTTCGAGGCCTTCGTCAATGCCGCGCTGCGCAAGGTCGCGAGTGCGATCGGCGTCACCTACGAGCAGCTGACCATGGACTGGAGCCAGGTGAACTATTCGTCGGCACGCGCCGCACTCCTGGAAATCTGGCGCGGCTTTACCGCCAAGAAGGGCGGCTTCGCCTCGCAGTTCATGGCGCCGATCTATCGGGCATGGCTCGAGGAGGTGTTCGACAAGGGCCTGATCGAGCTTCCGGCGGGCGCCGTTCGCTTCGAGCAGAACCCGGCCGCATGGTGCCATGCGGACTGGATCGGTCCCGGCCGAGGCTGGATCGACCCGCTGCGGGAGGCGCAGGCCGCCAGCGAGCGGCTCGCCGGCAATCTCACCACGCTCCAGCAGGAAGCGGCCGAGCAGGGGCGGGACTGGAAAATGGATGCGCAGCAGCGCGCCCGGGAACGGGCGTTCTACGAGCGGCTCGGCCTCGATCCCGACCCGGGCAAACCGGAAGCCAGATCGCAGGCGAGCGCCGCTCCTCCAGCCGAGCCGGGCGACGAAACCGAGGAAGAGGTCAACGGCCGGACTTCGGCGCGTCGGCATCCGGCCGGCATCCCGAGGATCTCCAGAAGGAAAACGGCATGAGGAACTATCCCGAAATCGCCAGCCGGATGTTCGGCACGCCGCTGATGCTGCATCCGTCGAAGGGCGACATCATTGCGCGGGCTTTCGGCCCGCGCGTGCTCGGCACCCCGGACGCTCCGGCGCAGGTGGTCGGTGGCGAGGAGATGGGGCTGCTCGGCGAGAAGCTTCGGGATGCCGCCGACTATTGGGGCGACGCACTTTACAAGGGGCCGGAGCTCGTTGCGCCGGGCATCGCCCTGATCGAGATCGAGGGGTCGCTCGTCAACAAGGGCAAGTGGATCGGCAAATCCTGCGGCATGACCAGCTACGAGGCGATCGGAGTGCAGGTCCGTGATTGCATCGAGCGCGACGACATCAAGGCCGTCGTGTTCGAGGTCGACAGTTACGGCGGCGAGGTGACCGGTGCCTTCGATTGCGCCGAGCAGATCTTCGAGCTTTCGCAGGTGAAGCCCACCATCGCGGTCCTGACGGATCATGCGTGCTCGGCCGGTTACCTGTTGGCCTCGCCCTGTCGGCAGCTGGTCATACCGCAGACCGGTATTTGCGGCTCGATCGGCGTCATCTCGATGCATGTCGACATGAGCGCCTGGCTCGCGAAGGAAGGCCTGAAGGTCACCATTCTGAAGGCCGGCGAGCACAAGGCCGACTTCAATCCCTACGAGGCCATCCCGGACGATGTGCTTCAGCAGGAACTCGCCGAGCTCGAAGAGCTTCGCGTCGAATTTGCAGCCACCGTCGCGCTGTACCGCGCCGGCCGGCTGACACAGCAATCCGCTCTCGCCACTGAGGCGCGGGTCTACCGTGGACAAAAGGCGGTTGATGCCGGCCTCGCCGACGCGGTTGCACGCCCTTCGCAGGTTCTCGAAGCCTTCGAAGCTGAACTGAGCCGGACAGCCGGCTAACCCCAACATCAACTGGAGACGACGAATGTCGAACTTGACGCGTAGCAGCGCGCTCACGCGGAGCGTGCTCGCCGCCATTAGCGGCAAGAAGGGCTCCCGGCTGGAAGACGAGCGGCCGGAAGACGAGGAAGTGATCGAAACCGAAGAGGAGGACACTTCCGCCGAGGATACCCCTTCCGATCCGGAGAGCGAGACCGAGGAGGAGGACACCAGCGCCGAGGCCGAGGGAGAAGAGACCGACGACGGCAAGACGTCGGCAAGCACCGTCCGCCGCGCCGAGCAGGGTCGCATCCGCTCGATCCTCATGCACCCGAAGGCCGAGAGCAATCCCGGCCTCGCCGCCGAGCTTGCCTTCGGCTCGAGGTTCTACTCGGCCAAGGAAGCGGGTGCGCTTCTCTCCTCCGCTTCCGCCGGCGGTTCGCGCCTTGCCGGTCGGATGGCCGGAAAGAGTCCGACGCTCGGCGCCGGCACACCGGGCGGCGGCAAGGCCACCGAGAAACAGGCGGTGATCTCCACCGTCCGCTCCACCATCCTGGCCCGTCACGGCCGTAACCGGAAGGATACCTGATCATGGGAGAAGCAACCTTCGCCCCGAACGACCTGCTCGTTTCCGACGTGCCGGTCATCACCCGCAACGTCACCATCGTCAGCGGTCAGAACCTCAAGCGTGGTGCTGTCCTCGGCAACATCACCGCGTCGGACAAATACACCCTGTCCGCTTCGGCCGCTGCTGACGGGTCGCAGACGCCCGCCCTGGTGCTGGCGACCGATTGCGATGCATCTGCCGGCGATGTCGTTGCCGCGGTTTACGCGAGCGGCGCCTTCGATTCGACGAAACTCATTCTGGGCGCCGGACACACGGCCGCTACCGTCGAGGCCGCTTTCCGCAAGGCAGGCGCTCCCCTCTACGTGCGCGTCCTGAAGTAAGCCCGAGACCGAAAGGACACCACACACATGGAAGAACTTCTCCTCTCCACCGCAGAACTCGTTGCGGTTCTGCCTCCCCGCGATCGCCCGGAAGCATTCCTGCGCGATCGCTATTTCTCGACCACGGTCCTTTCCGACATGGAACAGATCGTCTTCGACAAGATCCTGCCGGACCGTGAACTCGCGCCGTTCGTCCACCCGGACGTGCCGGGCAAGGACTCGGCAAACCGCGGCTTCAAGGCGACCAGCTTCACGCCGGCTTACGTCAAGCCGCAGAATACGCTGCGCCCAGGCGGCAACATGATCCGCATGCCGGGCGAGCCGATCGGCGGCCGCAACTCGCCGGCGCAACGCTACGCCTACAATCTGGCGACGATCATCGACGACCAGGACCAGCGGATCACGCGGCGCGAGGAGTTCATGTGCTCGCAGGTTATCCGCACCGGTCAGGTGATCGTCGAGGGCGAGGACTATCCGACGCAGACGGTCAACTTCGGCCGCAATGCCGCGCTGACGATCGCGCTCGCCGGCGCAGCGCGCTGGGGCGAAGCCGGCGTCGACCCGATGGACGATGTCGAGGCGTGGGTGCAGCTGCTTTCCGATACCAGCGGCTTCACCGCCCGCGAGGTGCTGCTCGGCCCGGGCGCTGCGGGTCTCCTGAAGAAGTCGCTGCGCTTCCTCGAGGCGCTAGACAACCGGCGCCAGGACGGCGGCATCATGCAGCTGGGGCCGGTCAGCACCGGAGCGGAGAACAAGTATTACGCGGTTCTAGGCACCATCGGCGAGCTGACCTTCATCCAGTATTCGCAGCCCTATACGGTTGGCGGCGTGCGCAACAACTTCTGGCCGTCCATGGGGGTCGGGATCTTCGATCCCTTCGGTTTCATGGGCCACTTCGCCTACGGCGCCATCCTCGACAACGACGCTCTCCTGTCCATGGAGCGCTTCCCCGACATGTGGCGGGAACGGAACCCCTCGCGAACCATCGTCCAGACGCAGGCAGCACCGCTTCCGATCGCTCCGGAACCGGACGCCAGCCTGTTCGCGCTGGTCCGCTAATCCCTTCCAACCCGTGTTCGTCCGCATATCCGCCGGTTTCAAGCCGGCGGATATCGGGACTTGAAAGGACGCTCCGATGAGCAAGAAAACCGAGCAGTTCAATGTGACCGTGAAGGTCGGCAAGAAATCCTACAGGCCCGGCGATCCGGTTCCGGTCGGTACCGGCGGCATTACGGCTGAGGAAGCGGAAAACTTCCGCAAGAATTTTGGCGCCTTTACCGCCGGTCCCGCTGCGAAGGCCAGCCCCGGCTCTATCGATCTCGACAAGCTTCGCGAGGGCCTGGAGAAGCTTTCAGCCGACAACGACAAGCTTTCGGCCGACAATGACCGGCTGACGGCGGAGCGCGACAGCGCGATCGGCGATCGCAGCACGCTGCTGAAGCAGAACGAGCAGCTTGAGACCGACAATGCGACGCTGGCCGGCGAAGTCACCAAGCTTCAGGCCGAGATTAAAAAGCTGACGGCTCCGAAATGACGCCGCGTCCCGCCATGTTCGAAAGAATGGGGCCGAAGTTCGCCAAGGCCTTCGGCAATGCCGATGCCGTGTTCACGGTCGACGGTGTCGCGAGGCCCGCCGTGCGGGTCATCCTGCGCGTGTGGCGGGAAACCGATTTGGCGGAAGAGCTGGAGCAGGCCGTCGAAGGCACCACCCATCTGCTCGCCGTCTCCGCCTCCGCCGTGCCCGGTCTCGCCAGCCAGCGCGACAGCGTCGCGATCGGCGGCGTCACCTACCAGGTCATCAACATCGACGACGATGCGCGGGCCATGCTCCGCATCTCGCTTGCCGGAGATATCTGACCATGAAGACACAGGAACAGGAGCAGGCTCCGGCCGCTGCGGTCGACCCGATGGAGGACCTCTGCCAGGCGCTGTTCTCGACGGAAGAGGGCGCCAAGAAGAAGGCCGCGCGCCAGACCGCCGGCGCCATGACGCAGCGGCCATGGCCGCAACTGCCGTCGCGGCTCCGCTCGGCGATACGCTCCGACATCGGTCGCCAGCTTGATAGCGGCAAGGCGCGCGCACAGATTCTCGAGGCGGGTTATTCCGCAGCTGTCGTAAACCAGGCGCTGCGCGACCTCGGCCGCTCGGTCGCCTGACATGGCGCATCTCCGCAGCCAGATCTTCGCGGCCGTCATCGCGCGCCTCTCGGCCATTCCGGACTTCTCCGCGGCGGACAAGGTGAAGCGCGGCCGCAAGGGTGCTATCCCGCAGGAAAAGCTGCCGGCGTTGACAGTCACCTGGGCCGACAGATCGGAGACTTTGACGGTTCGACCCTCGTCAGGGCCAGCCGGCGAGGACGGTTATGATCGGTCCTTGCCGCTCTCGATCGTCGTGCATTTGCAGGACGATGAACCGGAAGAGGAATTCGACCGGCTTTGCGTGCTGATCGAGGCTGCGATGGCCTCGGACATCACTCTCGGCGGCCTTGCCATTGAGGCGCTGCTGCAGTCGGAACAGTATTTCGTCAACCCGCAAACCGGCATCTCCCTGCTTGCCGGTTCGCTCAACTACCAGATCGCCTACAAGACGCTCGCCGCCAATCCGGAACAGGCTGCGCTCTAAACGCTCTGCATGCCGTTATCCCGAAACCGCTGCACACTTTTGGGCGGCATGCAGTAGCGCAACCACTCCCACCAGCACAAAGAGGACTTTGCCATGGCTCTCGGCCGTCAGCTCACGCTTGCCCGCTCGACCGGCGCAGGCGCCTTCACCTTGGCCTGCATCACCGAACAGCGATCCCTCGAGATCAACAACGAGGAAATCGACATCACGAAACCGAGCTGCACCGATCCCGGCAGCAAGCTCACGCTGGCGCTGATGTATGGCATCCAATCCATCCGTTTCAGCGGGCAGGGCGCTTTTGTCGATACCGTCACGATGAAGGCGGTAACCGCCGATGCGGTCAACCAGGTCATCACCGAGTACCAGGTCACCGTTCCCGGCGTCGGCACCTTCGAAGGCGACATGCTCGTCTCGATGACGTTCTCCGGCGACAAGACCAACGAGCTGCAGGCCGACATCCGTTGCGCCATGACCGGCGCGCTCACCTTCGTGCCGGCGGTCTAAGCGGAGAGTTCCATGTTGCCTGCCAACCCATTGCGCGGCGAGGCGGAGGTTCGCATCGGTGCGATTGACTTCCGCATCGCCGTCACTTTCTCCGGGCTTGCCCGTCTCTCCGATGCGATCGGCGCCCGCACCCTCGACGAACTCTACGGCCGCCTCCTCGGTTTCGAGCCGAAGGCGGTTGCCTGCGCCGTCCGCTGCCTGATTGTCGCGGATGACGAGGATCGGATATCGGCGCTTTCGGCGAGGATCCTCGACGACGGCAATATCTCGGCCGCCGACCAGCTCGCCTGGCGCGAGGCGGTCGAAAAGGCGCTCTCGGCTCACATTGCAGCCGGCACAGTGCGGCGGGACGAGCGGACGGCTTCGCAGATTGCCGGAGACGCCGTCCTGGGAAAGCCCGTAAGCCCCTCCTGATCAAGGATCATCTCAGGTCGCTGTACCGGATTGCCACGAACCCGAAGATGCTCGGCTGGTCGCCGGAAATGTTCTGGAAGGCGACGGCGGCGGAATTCGAGATGACCGTGGAGGGGCTTTCCGGGAATGTTCGCGGCGGACCGTTCATTTCGCGTGAGGAGGTCCGGCGCATTGCAGCGGAACATGGTGTTCGGCCATCGCTAAAGGGCAACCCGAACGCTAAAACAATTGGGGGGTGAGGACGCGCGGGAGTTTTGCGAATCACTCCTCATGAGTGCCGGCAGCTCGGTGGTCCGTTGTGGCCGGTGCCAGCACGACTGCTTGCGAAACGGAATCTAGCGGCGCACTCCACAGCGCGACGAACTGCAAGCTTGAAAGTACCGCTGCAACTTGGCATGGTTCATCGTCATTGCTCTCGGTCAGAGTACCTGGATGGAAACGGATAATGTCAAAAAAGACGGGCTCGAACCCGACCAGAAGAAGAAGGTTGCTCGGGCAACCTTGAATGCGGTTGGCGGATCAATTCCGTTCATCGGCGGTCTAATTTCCGCCGGCGCCAGTTATTGGTCGGAGCATGAACAAGAGCAGGTAACGAAGGTTCTCAAGCAATGGATGCAAATGCTTGAGGACGAATTGCGTGAGAAAGGGAAGACAATCGCGGAAGTTGTCGCCCGGGTAGACATGCATGACGAGCAGGTGCGCCAGCGGATTGAATCTCCAGAGTATCAGGCGCTCTTGAAAAAGGCGTTCCGAAATTGGTCGTCGGTGGATACCGAATACAAGCGGCAGAGAGTTCGAAACATCCTTGCCACCGCGGCGGCGGCAAAGACAGCCACCGACGACGTGGTTCGCCTGTTTCTAGACTGGATCAACATATATTCCGATTTCCACTTTCAGGTCATCGGAGAGATCTACCGGAATCCGGGAATTACGCGCGGCGCGATGTGGGATAACCTTGGAAAGCCAGACGTCCGCGAAGACTCCGCGGAGGCCGATTTGTTCAAACTCCTGATACATGATTTGAGTACGGGGCGCGTCATTCGACAGCATCGAGATGTCGACGGCAGAGGTAATTTCATCCTCAAGCGGCCCGCACCACGTTCCAGACCGGGGATGGCGCCAAGAACCGCGAAGTCGGCCTTTGATGAGTTTGAGCCATATGAATTGACCGATCTGGGCCGCCAGTTCGTTCACTACGCGATGAACGAAATAACAGCAAAAATTGAGTTCCATGAACACGATGGTGATGAAAAGAGGCCCACGGATCATCGATGATTGTAGCCGAGAAGCTCGGCGTTGACCTGTTCGACCATCTGACCTTGCATAATCGCTGGGGGCGTGCTCGGCATGAGGAGGCTTGTTCGGCACCAGCCTCGCGCGTGCTTTGAGGGTTCTTGCTCAGACCGGATTAGCAGCGTGAAACGCACGAAGTCTTAGAAAGTCTCCTTCGATCCATCCTCGTACAAGACCGCCTTCACGCAGGTGGCGGTCTTTACGTCCTGCTTCCGCAAGTGGAGCAGTCGCTTTAGATTTTCACCCGCTGGCCACGTTAGCTGTTCATAGTATCTGCCGCCCGCCGGGATGGTAGCATCTGGCCCAATGGGAATGGCGCCGAGCGGAACATCCAGGGCGTCGTAGAAGTAGGCTACAGCCTTGAGCATGCGAATCTGCTTCTTGGCATGGGACTGAACGTCCAATGTGATTTCGACGTGCTCCTCACCCGCTTGTCCGGCCGACCAGTCGGTAATGCTGAGCATCGTTTCGTTGCAGCCGGTGGCCTTCGCTTCCGACGATGCAAACACACACAGTATCAAGAACAACCTGAACATGCGCCCCTCCCTGTTTGCGGCGGAGCGTAGCGATTTTTCTTTTCTCCGCAACGAGGCATTCCATGAGCCGCCCCGATATCCCAGTCACGATTTCCGGCGATCCGAAAGGATTGGAAGCTGCCCTCGCCAGAGTGCGGGCTCTCGGGAAAACGACGGCAACCGACCTAATGGGTTCATTTGGGCGGATCAAAAGCTTGGCTGGTGGAGCGGCTGGCCTCATCACCGGCATTGTTTCCGCCTCGACGGTAGCAGTCATCAGAGATGCAGCGGGCGCTATCGCATCCATAGGCGATGAGGCGAGGCGGGCCGGCCTCGACGTCAAGAGCTTCCAGGAGCTCAAATATGTGGCCGAGCAGAACCGCGTTGGCGTCGATGCGCTGACCGACGGGATCAAGGAGCTGAACCTTCGCGCTGACGAATTCATCGTAACCGGCGGCGGTTCGGCGGCCGAGGCCTTCCAGCGGCTGGGCTATTCCGCCGCGGATCTGAAGCAGAAGCTCGAGGATCCGGCCGAGCTCTTCACCGAGATCATCGGCCGCCTGGGCGAGCTCGACAAGGCAGCTCAGATCCGCGTCATGGACGAGATCTTCGGCGGTACCGGCGGCGAACAATTCGTGCAACTGATCGAGGCGGGCGAGGCCGGTATCCGTGACACGATCAAGGCTGCCACCGATCTTGGGATCGTGCTCGACGAACAGATGATCGAGCAAGCGGAAGAGATCGATCGTCAATTCAATGCCATCGCGAGCACTGTTGGCACCAATCTGAAGGCCGCCATCGTTTCCGCCGTGGGCAGCCTTGGCCAATTCATTGATAGTTTCAACGAATTCGAGCGACAGCAGACCAGGACCCTTCAGACGCGGCAAACCGCAATTATGGGGGAAAAGAACGACACGCACCGGCAAATCCAAGAGGCGACGCAGGAACGTATAGCGCTCGGAGAGACTGGCGCCGGCGGAATGATCGATCAATCGATTGCTGAACTTCAGGCCCATATGGATCGGCTGAACGAAGAGGAGAACAGGATCATCGAGATCCTGAGCGAGCGAAACTCCCCGAAGCTTGCTCCGGAGGGCCCGAAGTGGGAACCAATCGCCCCGCCGGACGATGAAAAGAAGGGCGGCAGCCGGTCCAAGAAAGTCTCCGAGGCCGAAAAGGAAAAGAAGGCGATCGACGACGTGATCGCGTCGTTGCGCGAGGAACTGGCGATCATCGGCCTTACCGACATCGAGCGCGAGCGCACCATCGCGCTTCGCGAGGCAGGTGTCGAGGCGACCTCGAAGGAAGGCCAGCAGATCTCGGCGCTCATCGACGAAAAGTACCGCCAGCTCGCTGCGGAGGAGGCGCTGGCCGAGCAGTATGAGAGGAGCGAGGAAGCGGCCGAGCGGATGGGGCAGGTCCTCGACGATCAGCTGATGCGCATCGTCGACGGCAGCTTCGACGCGAAGGAGGCGATCGCGGCGCTGCTGTCCGAGATCATCAATGTCCAGACGAACGGGAAGGGGCTTTTCGGTTCACTCTTCAGCGAGATCTTCGGCGGCGGGAGTGGTTCCGCCTCCAACTTCGTGCCAACCACGACCTTCGGTGATTTCCTCGGTTATGGCGGCGCGCGCGCTGGGGGCGGCGATGTTTCTCCAGGGCGCATCTACCGGGTGAACGAATACGAGGACGAGTTCTTTGCCCCGACCAGCCACGGCCGAATCATCGCGCCGAGTAAACTGTCCGGCGCGTCAAGCCATCGCGAGGGCGGCGACGGTCGCACCGTCGTTGAGATCGTACTGAGCAAGGATTTGTTGGCCAGTATCCTCGAGCAGACCGGCGACCAGACCGTGCGCATTGTCCGCAGCAACGAGGAAGCCCGGGCGAACTATCGCCAGAACGGCGGGGAAGATTTCTGATGGCGTTTCTCATTTCGCTCCCGAGCGTGGTCTACGGCCAGGTCGCGTTCGATCCTGTGCGCATCCGCGACACGAACCGCATGGAAGGCAGGCGTACCGAGACGGCCTATTCCGGGACGCCTTACTGGATAGCGTCCTATTCGGCGTCGAAGCTGACAACGGCCGAGGCGGCCTTGTTCGATGCCTTCAACATGGATGCGAACGACGGCGGTGTAATCGCCGGCTACGATGCGCACCGACCACGGCCGATCGCCTATCAGGGCAGCAATCCCCTTTCCGGCGT